AACCAACTCAACAAACTTGGTAGGCAAAAGCCCGCCAGTGGGGGGCTGGCGGGCTTTTGGTCTGTGGGGGTTATTCGGTGTCGCACTGTTTGTGCTGGATTTCCCCGCCGGTCTCGAAAACATCGGCAACTGCGTAAGCCTGTTCCTCTGTAATAGGCTTGTGGCAGTTGTTACACTCTAACGCACCTTCTTCGTGTAGTTGATTGAGGTATTCGTTAGCCGATAGTTCATACGAAACTGGGTCGCAGTCTGCCAAAATCTGGCTTGGGTAGAATGTCTGTTTGCCAAACTTCCACTCAGGCCACCACTCGTCTAGCATCTCATCGAAGATGCGGATTCGCTGAATGTTCATTAGAAAAGTTCCCCGTCTGTAACAGGTTTGTTTGGTTTGTTGAGAACTTGTTTCACAAATGCGTAAATAGTAAGCAGGTCTTCTTCTTCTGCGGTTACTAAATGTGTGTGGATAACACTGCGAAGTGTTCGGGGTAAATCGTAAAACCGATTTTTTGGGTCAAGCGTAGTAGGTCTGCCAAGATGACGTTTGGCTGCCTCTGATTGGCAGACTATACACCGATAACAAGTTCTGCCGTTTAGGTCTTGGCGGTAATACAGTGCGTTTTCTTTGTCACGAACATCATGACCATTTACACAATAGTCCCTGTCCAATAGCGTATCTTTGTATTTTCCCATAGCAATCTCCTTTTCTGTTTATCTTGCTACATCTATTACATTACACCCTGCCACTCTCTCTATGCGACATTTTAGGTGAACGTCAGGTGAATTCATGGTTAACAGTTTTGTTAAGTTGGTTGCCTTGTTGCCTAAAAGCTTTATTAGCCATCACTACGTTCAAAACGGCTAGGCAACAAGGCAACCAACTCAACAAGCCTAGCAAGGCCGATAAGCCCTGTAGCAGAGCGCTACAGGGCTTATCAGGCTTTTTACGGGCTTAGACTAGCGACATGACCGCCGACAGCACCTGAGCCTTTTTAGCGTTCACAACAGGGTCGAATCCACTAGCGGCGGCAACGATTGACTCGCCACCCTTGCGACCCGTTCTGAAATAGTCAAGATACTCGGTCATGGCGTTTAGTGCGCCCCACGCCGTTCCCGTAATGTTGGCGTTAGTCTGACCTTCGGTGTATAGGTATTGGATTAGGTCGTTCTTCTCGTTCCAACGAGTGTTCGCAACCTTAGCCGAACCGTCTTCTGGTTCAGGGTAGATGTCTGAAACTAACTTGTCAAACTGCGCTTTGGTGATTTCAGTTTCGAACATCTGGCGAGCCATTTCTTCAAACTTGTCCATGTGGTCAAAAGTCAGACCAAGAACTCGGCGGGCTTCATCAATGCGACCATTCACAGTAGCGGTGTGACGAATCTTGAATGATTGCTTAGAACCCTTGACCGCCATGTTGAGTGTGTTCTGGCAGACAACACGAACTGGCGTGATGTTCGCCTGAACAGCAGTCGAACCATCGTGGCTAGTGTGAACGAGCAAGTAACTAACAGTCTTGTCGTTTGCGCCCTTTGGGTCAAGAATGAACTCTCGTGGAACTACCAAAGAACCGAAGACAACCTTGCCGTTTTTGATACTGCCAGCAGACTCCCATTGTGCGCCACCGTCAAGCATGGCGTCTCCAAAGTCGAACAGTTCTTCATTCTGAACGACATTGTAGCGGTCTCCGACAACGGCGAGAACATCAGTGCCATTGTCGAATGGGTTGTCCCGCACGACAAGTTGCGAGGTAGTAGTCGCACGATAGCCTTCTGGTAGCGGAATGTTTTCTAGGCGAACATTCCACTCGTTTAGGTGTGAGAGTTTCATCATCTCTGAAGTAGTGATGATTTCGTTTTGGTCGAACACAGTGCCTAGACCATGCCATGCGGGTTCGCCCCTAAGCGCAAAAGCGGTTTCGCCGTTTGCGCCGATTTCCAATGCGTGTGCCATGTTATTACTTTCTGTTTAGGTAGCCGTAGGTGGCTACAAGAACAAGCCTAGTCTGTTTGGTTCTCTCTCGCAAGCCTGTTTGACGCTGTGGCGGTGAACTCTTCCTGAAGATTAGGTAAACGCAAGGTAAACAGCTTTGTTGTGTTGGGCTTCTATTGGCTTAACCACTTAAACCTGCGGATAGCTATTTATAAAATAGCTAAGCCAATAGAAGCCCAACTCAACAAACTTAGCAAGAAAGCCCACAGGCAAGGGGGGCCTGTGGGCTTTGTGCGAGTCAGTTTTACCGCTTGACTCAGGCGGTTGGCTGTATCAGTACCACTGTGTGTAGTTTTACGAGGACTTGCCTTTAGGCACTTTCAGCCTTTTGCCCGTAATGTATTTCTACGGCTTCACGCTCGGAACCCATTTTTTACAGAATGTCTCAAAAACTCTGCCCAGGCGTTCGAATCGTTTCTGGGGGAGTCAGTTTTGCCACATGACTCAGGTGGGTTCTACCGCTTATCTACTCCCGTATCCACTTCAAAGCGACATTGGTGGAACATCGTTAGGTTTCCAATCAGCACCTACAACAAACATACCCATAACCCAGGGGGGGTTCTTGCCCCCCGCTAGGGGGAGCAGGGGGCAAGAAATCTAATAGGCTAGTTTCACCGCCTGCTTGAAAAGTTTGGTGGCTTCGGCTTTGGTGTATCCGATGTAACGGCGAGTGAACCGATACTCACCGATGACACCGTTCACCATAGCAGAGATTTCGTATTCCTTGTGTGCGACACGCTCACAGTTGATAGTCATTATGCGCCCGCCTTTACGATGATGTAAGTGTTGCCCTGAGCTTTGATGTCGATAACGGCGTCGGTTGGAATGGAACGGATTGCCTTAGCCTTGGTGTCGGTCACAATGAGCAGACCCTTGGATTTAGCGTCATAAGACGCTTCTCCACCTTTTAGGTGCTTGGTCAGGTTCTTGGTTGCGTTCATTACACGCTCTTCTCCTGTGGTGCGCTTGATGAATCGGATAGTAAAGAAACCGCCGTTTAGTGAGCGTAGAAACTCATCTACTTTGTCGGTTGCTAGTTCGATTGTTGCCATTTCTCTTCCCTTTCGTTTTAGGCTCTTTGCCTATGTATCCAACTTACTACACCCTACTGACATAGCAAGCCATTTTCGGGTAAACAGTAGGTGAATTGTTTGTTCAACTTCCGTTCACCTGCCGTTCAACTCAACAAAAACAGCCATAATCAACTTCGTTGATTATTTAGAGGCTTTATGGCTGTTTTTGTTGAGTTGGCACGCCGTTCACCTGCCGTTCATGTGAACAGCAGATGAACTTTGTGTGAACTTTTAGACGCCCTGCTCTGGTAGGTGTTGGAGCGTGTTTTTGTAGGATACGCCGTCAACCAAGAAATCTAGCAGTATGCCGTCTTGGAAAGCACTTACACACCAAGCGTATTCTTCATTGAATCTGTCTGGTCCGATTTCGACAGCGTGACCGCCTGTGTTTTTGTAGATGAACTGAAAAGTGGCTCGTTTCATTTTTTTTGTCTTTCTTGTTTGGTGATAGGGGGCGGTTGCCCGCCCCCTAGCAGATTTGTTTAGTCTTCTTCTTCGGGAATGATGTTTCCGTCAAAGTCGTAAGAAACATCGTCAGCGGTGTAGCGGTCGCGGTGGTCATAGATTAGGAAATCTTTACCGATTAGAGACTTAGCAACTTCTAGACGCTTGATGAGTTCGTCAATGTCGCTCACAGTTAGCGTCAGTATGGTCGAAGTTGTAGGCGTGAATACAGTGTCATACTTCACAGCGTCTCGGATAAGGGTGCGCTGAGTGATTTCTAGTCTTACGGCGCTGTATTCTGCGTCAATACCTGAGTGAGTGCCATAAGTGTCACTAAGTTGAAACTTGGTGATGTGGTCCACAGTCATACCGCTTTCTGTGGTGATTTTGTTTTTTGACATTCTGTTTACTTTCTGTTCATGTTGGATAAATCCCCTTGATTTATCTACAACAAGATTATTATGAATCAGCAAGGTAAACAAGGGGTGCGTTCTAAGTGAACGGTAAGTAAACTCTTCATGAACATAAGATTCACCAACTGTTCATCTCTTGTTCACCTGTCGTTTACCTGCTGTTCACCTCGCCAACTCAACAACTATTGGCAACGAAGTTGCCTAATAGTTGTCAAAGCCGACTATATGCTAAAGCATAGTCGGCTTTGTTGAGTCGGGCGTGTTGTTCACCGACTGTTCATCTACTGTTCACCTTGCGCTCGGGGTAGCGGTGTGCCCGCCAGTTGCTAGGGGGAGCAACTGGCGGGCTTGTTAGTCCCGCTATCGTGTGAGTCTATCAACTACTCGCATGATGTTTGGCAGGAAGGTAACCGCAACAATGTGAGTGAATGCGATAACGGGAAGATTGACGGCTAGGTGATACCAAGTCGAATCATTAGCGCCTAGCAATACTAGGGCTAGATAGAATGACGCATAAAGCGCCATGCTGACGGGTGATGTGATGATTCCGAAGATGAATCTGCGAATGTAGTATTTCATGATTGTCCTTAGATTGTCTCGAATAGTCGAACAGCGTAGCCTGAGCGAATCCATGCGCCAGCTTTTGTGTTTGCTAGGCGCATTGACGCAACTTCATCGACTACATGCCAAGAGTTGCTTTTTGATAAATAAACTAGAATCTGAATCATTTTATTACCTTCCGTTTTTGGTTGATGGCAGTTTTGGGCGGGTCTGCCAACCGCTTAGAACTAGTTCTTCCAGATGTTTAGAAAACGACCAGAACCATACTCGTTGGCTTCAAAAGCGAAATCGATACGCCTAACCTCATAAGAAGCCGTTTGAGTATCGTGAACATCTGTTGGCAGTGGGTTTGGTTCATCGCCACAGTCGCAACTACCTGCCACACAATCTGGCAACATGTATTCGACATGAACCATTCCACTATCGCTAACGCTAGACAAATCGTTAGAGACCTCCATAACCTCAATGCCGTTGCCCTCTAGGTCTCCAAAGTGCTTAGGGTTTTGCTTGATGTATTCGAACATTTCGAACTCGGTCAAAAAAGCTATTCCCCTAGCACTAGGACCCTCCTTCGGCAAGAAGAAGATTCCGTTCTTGTTTAGTGATACCTTCATTTTTCTGTTTACCTTCCGTTTACTTTTCGATTTTGTGGATAGACCCACCCCTCGATTCTATCTCAGTTTTGTTTAGCAGGTCAAGCTTTGACCGCTGTTTCTAGATGAATCCCCCATGAATTCTAGGTAAACAGGGGGGGGGGGTAGGTTAGGTGAACGCCAGGTGAACGACGCCACCAGTGCACAGATACGACTGAGGGGTGGAAAAGGCATACAGTAGCCTAACTTCGTGCCTTTTTGGGCAGGTTTTGGGGGCGCAGCGAGTCTACTCGCTAACTCGCAGCAGTATAGCACGTTTTGCATTTTTTCTCTCTTAACTTCTTTCGCATGCAGTAGCCTCTTAATATTTGAATTGCTATTTTAATATTTTCTTTGGTTTAGCGGTGTCTGCTGCGCCGCCTTATGCTTAAGTTTAGGTAACGATTAGGTTACAAAGTTATTCCCTGGTTTCTACCTTAGAATAGAAAGATGATAACCCTAAAAGGTCAGTTCCCGTCGTCTCCGCTAGTAGCGCCAAGTGACCGTCGTGCTTTAAACGAGTTCGTTAAGGCTGCTCCAACAGCTTATGGACCTAACGGTGCGGCTGCCCGCAAGTCACTTGAAAACATTTCAAAAGCATCAGGTGGTATTAAGAAGGGTACTCAGATGTACCGTGCTCTAAGTGGGCACGACCTTGAACAGCTAAGAGGACTGAAACCAGGGGAATCTTTTACTTTAGACGCTCCTCGTTCGTTCGCTGGCGCACAAGACTTGCAGGACATCGGCAAGTTTGCTAAAGAAGGTGGCACTGGTGCTACCCCTACTAATGCTGTAGCCAACATCGAGGCTATGCACCCACTATCAGGTGTCAGCCGTGTCAACGAGTTCTTGCACGCATCTAAACCAGGTCAGGTAGAAGGTCTTCCTTCTGAAGGTTTAATCAACCACGGTACTCGCCTAACCCTGCACAGCTACACTCCAGGCAAAGATGGCGCTCCTGACTCCTACAGTCTAGGTGCCTACAATCCAGAGTTGGATGAGAAGTAATGGCTGGTAGGCTGCACGCCAACAGTGCCCGTCTTGGCGAGTTCTACAAAGGCATGGCACCAAACATCAACGACGTACTAGGTGTATTCACCAAAAATAATGCCGTTTTAGGGCTGAACGTTATGGAACAGCGACACGTAAATAATGGTATGTTTAGTGGACCGAGACCGTCTTATGGACGGTATGATGTATCTGGGGCGGCAACGAATGTCGCTCAAATCCCTTACGGAAGTGCACAGTAATGAAACCTAAGCAAGAACAAATGGCCCCTTATATGGGTGACACTCGCGAGCTGAGTAACGAGCACGCTGAGGCTCAAGAAGGTCTTGACTATCCTTGGAGAACCATTGAGACTCCATCGCAAAACAAGGCTGAATGGATGAAGGAAGCTGACCGTAAGATTGCTGGCAATGATGTTGAGTATGGTACTCGCGCTTCACTTGAGGAAAACGAGTCTATTAAAGACCTTGAGGCTAAGGCTGCTAAGGGTAGTTATACCCCTATGAGTGGCGCTGCCCGTGCCCGTCACCAAGCAGGTATGCCAGCCAAGTTTGGTAAAGTAGACGACTAATGACCGTGCCAGAGAAACAGCAACTAAATAGAGTCGCGAAAGCTAGACTTAAAGCTGAATCTGCGGCATTGAATAACAACATGGGCAAATTTAAAACAGGTGCTCATGACCCAAGACCAAAACGTGAACGTACCCGCTCAGCGGCTGTTAAAAAAGCAATTAAGGAACAAGACTAATGGCTGGACAAAAAAATAAACCTAGTGTAAAAGACATTGCCAAAGAGCATGGAGTTAGCACTAAAGAAGTTCGCAGCATGCAATTTCAGCATGGTGCTCATTTCGGCATTCGTGACCACGATTTTGAAGACGGCAAGCACAACACTACTTGCATGGTTTGTGGATATGAGCGCGGAGACAACGGCGGAGCAGACTACGAATCAGATAGACAACAGGATAAATAATCATGGCTGAAAAGAAACCCGCTAAAAAAAAGTCTGGCACTCTTGCTGGAACGACTAAAGACGGCAAGAAAGTTTACGGACCTTTTAAGGGCTCCGCTAAGAACGGTGGACGCCCTATGATGTCTATTCTGAACAAGGACGGTTCACGTACCTCTATTTCGGCTGCTAAGTACAAGTACGAGAAAGCTACTGGTAAGAAGTTGCCAAAGGGCACAGACGTGGACCACAAGAACAATAACCATTCTGATGATAACATTAAGAACCTGCGCCCTTTAAAGCACGGTAAGAACACCGCTAAAGAGAACAAGCGTCGCGCTGGTAAGAAAGAGAACGACAAATGAATCCAAAAAAGTCTCAACTATCCGAGTGGCACAAAGACATCAGGGACATGGAGAAAGCCAACAATGCGTTGGCAGAAAACTCGAAGGGTACTAAGTACAACAATAAGTTGGACGAAAATTATCGTGAGTTTGACACTCGTGACCTTGCACGCGACAACATGACGATTGGGGAACTTGATGAACTACACAAGAAAACTGGTCATTCATTTGAAGTCAGCGGAGACGCTCTAGCGCGTTTTAAAACTGGCGAACCTGGAAAATTTCACGAGGAGTAAAAATGAGACCACATACCAGTCAATTTGACGAAAATGATGCCCCTGAGTGGTTTACCAGCGGAATGACGCCTGAAGCTATGGACGCCGCTTACAATGAACACGGGCCAGGCTCTAAAAACTACGATAAGAACGACAAGTCTGAGGGTAAGACTTTTGAACAGTCTATCCACGAGGCATCTAAAGAGAACACCCCTTTTTAATAATATTTGGAGTTTACGCCTAATTGATGTCCAATTCGTTGGATACTTAATTAGGCGTTACGCGCAAACGCTTTTTTAAAAAATCTCTAGAGAAAGGCCGTAAATGGCTCTGAATAACCTGGGAGACGTACTCGACAGTGGTACGAATACTCCCGACACTACCGCGGTTGTCAGCGGTGCTACTACAGCTAGCACCAGCGTCACAATCGCGTCAGCAAACTCAAACATTTTCATTGGTCAGGTTGTAACTGGCCCTGGCGTTCAGCAGGCTAACGGTATCGTTGGTCCTACAACTATTACCGCCATCAGCACAAACGGTCTAACACTCACCCTAAGCAACCTTGCAACTTTCGTAAGCGGTGTCACTTTGACATTTAGCTCGCCTTACTCGCTAGTTGCTACTGGCGCAGTCAGCGGTGCAGTTTCAAACAGCACTTCGATTACTCTCGCTGTGGCTAACACAGCAATTGCTGTCGGTCAGCTTGTTTCTACTCAGTACGCTTTGGGTGCTTCAACAGCCCCAACTGCTCCTATCTTTGTTTCGGCAATCAGCAGCACTTCGCTGACTGTTACTTCGCCTGTAACAATCTCGGATGCTGCAGTTATCACTTTCTGGACACCAGTCAACGTTGCTACAGCAGTTGAGCAGGCTTGGGGTAACTTCCCAATCCAGCCAAACGATGAGCGTGCAACCATTCCTGTTTACAACTTTGGTGGTTCTGGAACTCAATCGGTAACTATCTCGGCTGCTTCAAAGCCAACCAAGGGCACAATCCTGTTTACAACTAGCGCAGCTCACGGTCTATCCGTTGGTGCTACTGTTAGCACTGGTTTGTACGTTGCCTCTGGTTCAACAGTTTACTCGACAACTGCGACAATCAACGCTGGTACAAAAGACTCGACTCTTCTGACCACTGCTTGCACAACTTCGGCTACGCACTACATTGCACCTGGAAGCTTGATGAGTTTGTCAAGCACTAACCCGACTGCTTACGGTACTTCGCCTAACGGTTCGTACATTGCCCTGTCGGTACCAGACAAGACTCACGTTACCCTGTCTACTCAGAGCACCACGTTCACCACAAACAACATTGGTTCTAAGGATGCAAGCGTTACTTCGTTAGCTGCTCTAACATCTGCAACAGTGACTTACTACCCATTCGACGTCAAGGAAGTTAAGATTATTTCTGTTCCTTCGTCAACCACATTTGTTGTTGCAAGCGCAAGCGGTTGGAGCGGTGACTCGACTGATACAGGTATCGGTGCTCAGACTGGTCTTACTGGTTCATTGGCTCTTGTTGCTGATGCTTCATGGGCACAGACCGTAAAGGTACAGAGTTCGCGTCTAGACGGTGGTTCGATTACTAGCACACGTAACACGCTGAGCTACATCACACCTACTTACGACACTTACGCAACTGCTGCTTATGGAACATTCCCTAACTATATTGCTGGTAAGTTTGCTGTTTCTGGTGTGACCGCTACGACTAACTACCTAGTCTACACAGCAGTCAACAACTTGACTAAGAGCAACACAGTCAACATCACTGGTGTTAGCATTCCTGCTTTCAACCAGTCTGGTGCAACCATCGTTGCTGTTAAGGGTGACACGATTGTTACTTCAAACCCAAGCACAACAGGTACAGTATCTGGCGCTACTTCGGCTAGCACAACTGTTACCTTGTCTGCTGCTAACAACGCTATCAAGGTTGGTATGGGTGTAACTGGCTCGAACATCTCGGGTACAGCTACAGTTGTTGCTGTTGCTAACACACTAGTTACTCTAAGTACTCCTCAGTCGCTGTCGAACTCTGACACACTGACTTTCAAGATTGCTGCTGGTACAACCCTTGCTGGTGAGCGCGGTGTCGCTGCTGCTGCTAACTTCGGTATTGCTAACTACAACGTCACAGCTGTTAAGGGTGATGGTACAACCATTACTTACACAGCACAGAACAACTTGGCTGTTGGTGACGCAGTTAACATTACTGGTCTTGGTAACGGCGCGTTTAACTTGAGCAACGCTACAGTTGCTACAGCTAACGCTACTACATTCACAGTTACAAACTCGGGCGGTTCGGGTATCACCCTAACTGGTCAGGTGGGTAAGGTTGAGTACTACAACGCTTCGGCTAACATCGATGGTGGTTTCGTATCGGGTACTTACTACCCACAGATTCCAAGCATCATTGGTCAGACTGCTACAGTTGCTGCAGACACATTCAGCGACCGTGGTCTAACTGGTCTAGCTGCCTCGGCTGTAACTAACGGTGCTGTTCCTACAACCACACCAAAGGGTAACGGTGCTGCTTCTTCAGCATATGCTCGTATCGCAGGTTCGAACGTTGTGGAAATCACAGCTAACGAAGCTATCTCGGGTGTCGTAGCTTCTGGTTCAGGTAACACTGTTACACGAGGCTCAGGTACTGCAATCACTAACGTGAAGGTTGGACAGACAGTTTCCTCGACAACTATTACTCCAGCACGTAACATTACTGCAGTTGACTACTCGACAGGCGCTATCACCTTTGACAGTGGTGCAGTTGGTACAGTTACAGGTGAAACCCTGACCATTACAGGCCACGGTTTTGTGACTGGTGATGTGGTAACTGTTACAGGTGCAGATGCAACCCTAAATGGTGACCAGGTTGTCCTCGTCAAGGACGTAAGCACTGTTCTGATTGCTACAAACTCGACAGCTGCTCTGAGCGGTACTACAGGCGTAACTTTGACTGGTAAGGCTGCATACGTGCACGCACAGTCGGTTGCTGCAGGTACACAGAGCCAGGCTCCGTCTACAGCAGTTACATACAGCGTCTGGGGTTAATCCCTAACGTAGAGAAACCCCAGCCGTTTGGCTGGGGTTTTTCTGCTTAATGAGACACAATAAGTAAAAGGAATTACACTTTAAACATGAGTGTAGAAAATGACGCAGTAAACGGTTCTGTAAGCGCCCACAAAAATAGCAGCGCTGGAATTAAATCACTAAGGGATATTCTTGTTACCTCTAGAGTAGCTAACGGTCCCCGCAAAGATAATAGTGGCGGTTTTGGCGATAACCGCAAAGGCGGTAATGGCTGGTCTAAAAAAGATTACAGAAATTACGAAAACTACTTAAGTCACCACTATGACCTAGAAAATGCTCGTCAAGATGCACATGCTGAACGTACAGCTAAACTTATTGAAAGCGCTGGTGGCGCAGAGGGTTTAAGAAGCGTAAAGTTTCACCATGGAACAGGTCAGCACGAGATTCAGTTTGGTTCTCAGCACCGTGGTAACGGTGATGGCGGCCAGGGTAAGGGTCAGCAGTTTAACAAAGAGTCTGGCTCTGGTTCCCTTTCTGATAAGTATGAAAAAGCTACTCGTGGAGGCAGCCCCTCTGAAGAATTAGCTAGAATTAAAGCTACTCCAAAAGCAGACCCTTCTAAACCAGACCCAAGACTAGAAGCGCTTAATAATCGTAATTATTTTGCGGGTGAAACTGCTGCTCAAGCTGAGCGCGGCATGGGTATGGTAGACAGAACCAGTGCAAAAAAAGTAGACAGTCGTTTACGCAGATTTGAAGAAAAACACCTAGCAGAACGAACTCCTGCTAAAGCCACTAAGATGAAAGACACTAGTATGAAGCCAGCTGCACGACCTATCAATATGGACGCACCTTTTGGTCAGTCTATCCAAAATGAAGCTAATCGAGCACTTGATAATGTTAAGAGCAACGTTACTTCAACAGCTAACGCTAAGTTTGATGCGCTTGCTAAAAAAATCAAAAATGGCTAATAAAAAAATAAATATTCGTCGTAACGGTCCCCTAGCAAAACGCTCTGGGGCCATTACGTCAACCGATGTGTATGAACGCGGTGAATACACTACGGACCGTTCTAGAGCCTTCACAGACGCCCTTACAAGAGCTGTGGGGGCTGCTCCAGCAGTACCTACTCATTTAAAGGAGCAGGGACGTTGGCAAAACTAAAAAAGAAAAATAAAGTTTTGGCTGAATTTAACAAACCATTGTTTAGACCAGCTGAGGTAAAAGATACGCGCTTTGGAATTCGTAGAATATATCTGAATGAAAGAGACAAGCCAGAAGCTTTCTCATACGCCGACCCTAACACCAACTGGTGGGGCACAAGATAATTCTAAGGAATCATGAACGACACACAAGTCATCACGCTCGCTGCGTCCATTTGTACAGTTATTGCACTAGTAGGCTCAGTAGTTGGCAAGCTTATGCACGCCCACACTAGCAAACTAGTAAATGAAATGATTAAAGAGTATCTCATGGAACTTAAGCCTAACCACGGCTCTTCGCTTAGAGACGAAGTAAAGGGCATTCGTATAGATGTTACCAGCCTTAAAGTTGATGTTGCTACCCTAGAAGGTAAGTTCGACCAGCACATCGCAGAGAATAAATAATTATTCTGTTATCATAGAGTAATGCGAATTACTAATAAAAAAGCTTTTCAGGCACATCCAGTGCCTAAGCACGCATATTACGCACGAGACCCGTTTGACCGTGAAGTAACCGCCGCTCCTGAGATGCTTTACGACAAGGAAGACAGCGAGTTTGTTGACGACCTTGATGAGCAGCCTAAGCTATTTAACTGCAAAATTTGCGGTGAAGTTTTAACTTATGACGAAACTAGACGTCACGATTGTGAAGAGTAATGGCTACTCAAAGACGCACCTCTATACCTAATTTTAGTGCTATCAAGAGGGAAACCCTTGGTCCTCAAACTAAAAATAGTAGGTATTGGCTAAATATTTTAATGAGTGAAGAAAACCCAAATATTGGGTCTTCGGGAGATAGCACTTTTCAAGTAGATAACTCTACGTCAGCTACGACTATGTTTTCCACAACTTCTACTAATCCATCAAGACCTCGTACTATACGGGCTGGGTATGACTTTGAAGAAGAAAAGTTGATTGTTGTTTTTAGAGATGGAACATGGTATGAGTACCGTGGCGTCCCTGCTGAAATGTGGTATGATTTTCAAATGGCACCATCTAAAGGGGCTTATCTCCGCGAGTCTGGATTAGATACGTGGATGGATAAGGGCCCTGCTGACGTGGGCTCTATGCCAAAAGCTCAACGAGCACAGATGGCTAACCTACAAGACTTTGCAACATACATGTACTCTGACAATAAGGAATAAATTGAAATCAGTCGGTTCACTATACGTTGACACTATTAAGCTTAAACACCCTATCTTCCCTTTAGCGGAATGGGGTTGGAGCCAAGAAACTGAGCACCCTTTTCGTAAAAGCGCCACTTGTCTAGTAGTGTGGGTCCCATTTGTACCTCGCGGTTATGCTGTAGGTATTTGGGGCAATCCTGTGGATGAAGATGAAGCTTTGGGTAAACTTTTTACCTATAAGAGCACTGATGCTAAGGAGATTCGCAAATGGTAAAGTTTCCTAAAAAGAACAAGTGGGATAAGCCGTTCTCTGAGCGTATTGCTAATCGCGTTAGGCGAATCCCTACTAATGACCTAACCACTTGGGCAGACCAAACTATCTTTGAACTTGGTCGTATCCTCACTATCTACGAACGCAATCGCACGCCAGAAGCTAGCAAAGAGCTAGCCGATGCTGCTGAGGCGCTGCATGCTGTTGCCCATGAGATTAATAAAAGAACCAATAATACTATTAAGTAAATAATTTATTTGTGCTATTATTAGAGAGCCAACCTTCCTTCTCTCCCGTGTGGCGCTTAGTAACCCTGAGTCATGTTGGCTCAGGGTTACTTTACTTTAAGGTGTATTAAATGAACGATAACGAAGACTTTGACGAGTTAGATGACGAACTTGACGATAGATTTGAGCCGCACACTGAAGATTACGATGACGGTTTAGATGAACTATCTAGAGAGTTTGTAAATCAATTAATCGATAAGATTATGGTATTTATGAAGGCGCTTGTAGGGCATGACCTTCGCGCATATCAGAAGCCACTAGCTCGCAGAATTATTGAGTCTGTAGTTATTAACGAAGGTGAAGAGATTACCGCACTGGCTTCTCGTCAGTCAGGTAAGTCAGAGACAGTGGCGGACACAGTTGCCGCGCTTATGGTTATTCTTCCACGTCTTGCCAAGATGTACCCTGACCTGTTGGGAAGATTCAAAGACGGTCTTTGGGTAGGTCTATTTGCTCCTGTTGAAGGACAGGCAGAAACTCTGTTCTCCCGTGTTATCTCTCGTCTCACCAGTGAGCACGCTCTGGCTGTGCTAGAAGACCCAGAGATTGATGATGAGGCTAAGAAAGTTGCTGGTGTAACCAAGCAAGTTAAACTTCTTAACTCTGGTTCATCTGTCATGATGATGACGGCTAACCCGCGAGCCAAGATTGAATCTAAGACTTTCCACCTTATCGTTATCGATGAGTGTCAAGAAGCCGATGACTTTATTGTGGCTAAGTCTATTGGTCCTATGCTCGCATCTACCAACGGTACTATGGTCAAGACTGGTACTCCTACCACGCACAAGAATAACTTTTACCGCGCCATTCAACTCAACAAACGCCGAGCTACTGGTCGTGGCGGAAAACAGAATCACTTCCAATGGGACTGGCGTGATGTGTCTAAGGCCAGCGAAGACTACGGTAAGTTCGTGCGTAAAGAGATGTTGCGTATCGGCGAAGATTCTGACGAGTTTCAGATGGCATACAACTGCAAGTGGTTACTAGAACGCGGTATGTTTGTGTCCTCTACAGTAATGGACGAGCTTGGCGACACTTCGCAGGAAATAGTTAAAGCCTGGCACCGTACTCCTGTTGTAGTTGGTATCGACCCTGCCCGTAAAATGGACTCCACTATTGTGACTATAGTCTGGGTAGACTGGGACCGACCAGATGAGTTTGGATACTTTGACCACCGAATCCTTAACTGGCTTGAGATTCAAAACGATGACTGGGAAGACCAATACTTTCAGATTGTAAACTTTCTAGAGAACTACAACATCTTGTATGTAGGCGTAGATGCTAACGGTGTCGGTGATGCTGTAGCCCAGCGACTTCGCTTGCTATTGCCCCGTGCAGAAGTTATTTCTGTAGGCAGTAGCCAGCAGGAACAGTCTAAGCGTTGGAAACATCTTAAAACTTTAATTGAGCGACGACTTATTGGGTGGCCTGCTCACGCAGTTACTAGAAGACTACGCTCATGGAAACGTTTCTATCAGCAAATGACTGACCTTGAAGTTAAGTTCCAGGGACCAAACTTCTTAGCCCACGCACCTGAAGAAGCACACGCTCACGATGACTACGCAGACAGTCTAGCTATTGCAGTTAGCCTAACTATGGATTTGACAATGCCATCGGTAGAAATGACTTCATCACCTTTTTACAGATAAATTTACGTTTATCCTGCGAAATACGCAAATTCATAGAACACTTATATAGAGGTCCTCACCCTTTTAGGAGATATTTATGTCAATTGCACCAGACCCACAGTACCCAGAGCGTGCCCCAATCACTTACGACCGTAAGATGGCTGCAGCAATGCCTGGACAGCGTGGACCACTTCGTTTTGAGGAAGGTCTAGGCACAGATTCAGACGTACCAAACCAGTTTATTATGGGAGCACAGCAGGGCTACTCGCCAGCTCCTGGTCGTCCAAACCGTAATGCCCCTGTTCACACAAAGACTGCTGAAGAGACAATGAGCGAGCGTGCTCACGTCGGTTCTGCAGCATGGGTCGAGTCGCAGGACTACCTGAGCGAGTTCTCAGGCGCAGCCTTCGAAGACCACGGTATGAACGTTATTGAAGAAGTTATGCGTAACGGTGCTCGTCAGCAGCACCCAAATCCTGCTCAAGTTCAGGACTAATTTCTAGCGCTAAGCCCCGTCTGCCATATCAGGCGGGCGGGGTTTAGCTTCTTATAAGGCGGTGTACTATGGCTCTGATTAAGGGTCAAGAAGTAAAAGAGACTCCCAAACAATACCCGACTAACCCTCGGCTTTGGAACCTTATCACTGTACAGGCAAGAACTCGTTTTGCTAAATACCCGTCACCAGCCGCTGCCCACTGGGTACACACTAAATATGTACAAATGGGCGGAAAGTTTGTTGACTCTCAAAAAGATGTTGACCCACGTATGCGCGATACTGCACAAGAGGCAATGGACAAAAAAGAAGAACAGCAAAAAAATTCTATTACGCGAGATGTTACTAAGAAGGTAACTAAAAAAGTTACTAGACCTATTGCTTAATAGTAAAGTGCTAAAAACATATTAAACTTGAGCTACACTATAACTACTACACTTAATTTTACCGGAAGCGCTCTGAAGCATGTCGATTGACTTTTCACCCCCGTCATATAGAGCCGCATCTTCTGACCTTACAATTTCTATTTCTCCACTGGGTCTTGTGGAACTTGCGGATGAAGAGTTTGAGGTTCACGGTCCTCGCTTAAACCGTTACTCACTGAACTGGGCTATGTACCTGGGTCACCACACGTCTTTCCGCCGCCAAGCTGGTGAACCTACAGTAATCCTAAATTACTACCGCGCAATCACAGACTTTATTATTAACTTTACTTTTAGTAAAGGGGTGCAGTTCCGTAGCGTAAAGGCTACCGAAGCTATTGTACCTTCGCTTCTTGAGCGTGTTTGGGAAGTTGACAACAACAAGGCGACTGTGCTTTGGGAAATTGGTCAGCAAGGTTCTGTATCTGGTGACTGTTTTATTAAGGTTGCGTATGAAGAAGGCTATGAAGACTCGGCTAGTTTTGTCCACCCAGGCCGTGTTCGTATTCTTCCGCTTAACTCTTCTTTTGCTTTTCCTGAGTTTCACCCTCACGACCGTGAGCGCTTAATCCGTTTCAAGCTTAAGTACCGTTTCTGGGGCACATCGCTAGAAGGAACTCGTCAGGTCTATACCTACACTGAGATTCTTACCGACGACACCATTGAAGAGTACATCAATGACGAAATGATTGACTCGCGCCCAAACCCACTGGGTGTTATCCCAATCATTCACATTCCTAACGTGCGCGTATCAGGTTCTCCTTGGGGTCTTGCTGACTGCAACGAAATGATTAACATTAACCGAACCTACAACGAAGTAGCTACGGACATTGCAGACATCGTAAACTATCACGCTGCTCCTGTCACAGTTATTATTGGTGCTAAAGCTAGCCAGTTGGAGAAGGGCGCTAACAAGGTTTGGGGCGGTCTGCCAAAAGACGCTAAGGTAGAAAATCTTGAAGGTGGAGGTCAGGGTCTTAAGGGCGCTATGGACTTCATGGACCGCTTAAAAAAGGCTATGCACGAAATGACTGGTGTGCCAGAGTCTGCTTTGGGTCAGGCTATGCCTGTATCTAACACTTCAGGTGTTGCTCTGTCTATCATGTTCCAGCCTTTGATGAATCGATACCACCAAAAGATTGTGCAGTACGCACACGGTATTGAGCGCGTCAATGAACTTATCCTTCGTACCCTAGCCTTCAAAGAGCCAGAAACTTTTACTCTTAACTTAGATACAGAAACTATGCCTAAGCCTGAGCAGTTGGTTCAGCTTGACCCTAACGACCCAGAGACTTATCGCACTTACTGCCACTTCCCTCCACCGCTACCTCTAGACAAGCTAATCGTGCTTAACGAAATTCAGTCGTTGTTGTCTCTTGGTCTTCAGTCTAAGGAAGGCGCTTTGCGCGACCTTGGTGAAGAGTTCCCAGAGTCTAAGCTTCAAGAGATTCGTAAAGAACTTATTGATGACGCTATTGCTGATGGTGCTCTACGTCTTGTACAGACTGAAGTAGACCAAGAGATTCAGGTTATGACTGGCACATTTGCGCCGCCTGATGGCACCACTGCTGGTGGTGGTGCTAGCGCTGGTGCTGGCGCTCCTGGACCTGCTGCTGGCGCTGCAGGTACTCCTGGTGCTGCTGGTCCTGCTATGGACCCACAAACTCTTGACAATATTACGCTGGGTGAGTCTGAGCTTAGAACTCGCCTAGTGACAGAAGCTTACGGAAGCCGTCTACCACAAAGGCAGATTCCGCAAGATTATCAAAAATAATTGATATTTAGCAACAAAAGGGCTAGATATCAAGTAAAACTTGATATGAGAACACAACGTGTGGCTATATGTGATACGTGTCTTAAGACACATTTGGAAAACGCCCCTGAACAACTAAGGAAATAAATGAGTACAGCAGATTCATCAACTGCCGCAGAAGCTTTTACAGCAGACGCAGTAGTAACTCCAACGGTAGCAAACTCTGACGCTGACGCGTCAATTGCTACATCAGTGTCTTCTACTGAGGCACCAGCGACAACCAAGTTCTACACGGACGAGGACCTGTCAAAGGTACGCACACAGGAAAAGGACAAGCTTTATCCACAAATTGACAGTCTGAAGTCTGAGCTCGCAGAGCTTAAGCGTCAGCGCGAGGAAGAACTCGCAGCCAAGAAGTTGGAAGAAGAGGCTCGCCTCGCTGAAGAGCGTGCAAAGGCCGAAGCTGATATGGACGTTCGTGACCTTCTAAAGCAGAAGGAATCCGAATGGCAGGAGCAATTGGAGCGTGAACGTCAGGAACGTGAACGCGCATTTGCACTATGGGAGCGTGAAAAGAATTACGCTGAACT